TTTCCTTGCATGAACATGTTGTGAACCAGCGCAATGACTGGCAGTGGAAAATGGCATTGCACATTGTCCGCTCTTTTGACACAATATGTCTTGAGAGTCTGTCTTTTTTGCAGATGCAGAAAGACAAAAGATTAACTGGAGCGAAACAAAAACGCAATCGTGCAAAAAAAGTGTTTGACTTATCACCAGGCAGTTTCTATGATAAACTTAAATATAAAGCAGCAGAATATGGAAAGCGGGTTGTCTTTGTTGATAAATGGTTTCCATCCACGCAAATATGCAGCAGCTGTATGCATATTGTTGGAAAACTGGATGAAGGCATTCGTGATTGGACTTGCCCAGATTGCGGAATGCACCATGACCGTGACCATAATGCTGCAAAAAATATTTTAAGAGAAGGGACATCTTCTCTTGGTATAGACAGTGTAAGACAGTGCCACAGAAATGTGGAACTGCAACCGTTATTTTAAAACCAGAATCCCCCGTGCTTCAGCCGTGGGAGTATGTCAATACAATGAAGACGATATGTTAAAAATGTTCCGTTTTATCCTGGATATTTCTACAGGAGAAATAAAATATTTAAATAATTAAAAAAACCATTTATTTTATCTGTCCACGATTCTATATTTAGTTAAATTATAACTTATAGAATCATGGATAGAAAACCTCGTATTTTAATGGTACCAAGCGACACTCAAGGTGTTGGACATTTTCGTACTATTTGGCCATCTCAATCAATGCAAACTTATTTCGGAAACGAAGTTGAAATAGAAATAGGTATTGACATAGATTATAATAACATCAATTATTTATCTAAATTTGATATAATTCATTTTCACAGACAATTTGGAGACTATACAAAATTTCCTGAATTATCTTCACAATTAAGAAAAAATGGCACCATCTTAATAATGGATATTGATGATTATTGGGAGCCAGCAACGACACATCCACTTTATGAGGTTGTGAAAAATGATAATCTTTCTGAAAAAATCTTAAGCAACATTAAACATGTAGATTGCGTTACAACAACTACAGATATTTTTAAGAAATATATTCAAAAAAACAATCCATATGTTCATGTTATTCCTAATGCACTTAATATGACACATAAGATGTGGAAGTCCGAAACTCAAGAAAACAAATCGGGAAAATGCAGAATTGCTTGGATTGGGGGTTCATCTCATTTACATGATTTGCTTTTAATGAAAGAATCTATTCAGAAATTAAATTCTTCACAAGATTTACAGGATAAATATCAATTTGTTCTTTGTGGTTTTGATATTAGGGGAACAATTACAGAAATCAGACCAGATAAATCAACCAACACAAGAGTTATTCAACCGCACGAAAGTGTTTGGAATAAGTTTGAATCCATATTTACAAGTGATTTTTCTTTAATTAAAAATAAAGATTATATTGAGTATTTAAAAAGAATCAAAAAAGATGATTTTCCTGGGTTTGATTTAGAAAACTATGTTAGAAGATGGACTCTCCCTTTAACACAATACGGAAGACACTATGATTACTGTGATGTTTGTTTAGCACCGCTAGATGAAACTGAAATGGTAAAAGATAAAAAAGGCACTATCTCCAGAAGAGTTCATATGTTTAATGAAGTTAAATCAGAATTAAAAATTATTGAAGCTGGTATGAAAAAAAAAGCGCTTATCGCACAAAACTTTGGAATTTATAAACAGCTTTTAAAAGATGGAGAAAATGGAATATTAATATCCGACAATAAAAAAGGTTGGTTTAGAGCAATGAAAGAATTAATTGTAAATCCTGATTTAAGAGAGAAATTGGCAAATAACCTTCATGAATTTGTTAAAGATAAATACGAATTAAAAAATGTAACTAAAGAACGTGTTGATTTCTATAAAAAAATAATTCAAGAAAAAGAAAGTGGAGCATTGGAAGAATATTCAAAAAAAAGATTTATAATGAATAATCCACAACCAATAAGCAATATCTTTAATATAAATTCACAAGCTACCCCAATTAATGGAATTCAACAAACTGAATCTATAAAAGAAACTCTTCAAAGAGCCGCTCAAAAAACTATTAACCACTCTCACTAACATTTCTTGGTTTTTCTCGTATAACAAAATAAAAAAGATTATGTTTGGAGCTATAGTTGGAGACGTAATAGGGTCGTATTACGAATTTCATAATTGTAAAAGGACTGATTTTCCATTATTCAATGAGAAATCAAGATTTACGGATGGCACTATTCTTACTATTGCGGTAGCGGATGCTTTTATGAATAAAAAGGATTATGCTAAAACCTATAAAGAGTATGCAAAAAAACACCTTTTAGCTGGTTTTGGGAGAAGTTTTGTCCAGTGGGTGGATGGAGACAGTATGTTGCCATATAACAGCTGGGGAAATGGCTCGGCAATGCGTGTAAGTTCAATTGGCTGGTTATGTAATACTTTAGAAGAAGTGTTAATTGAAGCTGAAAAAACTGCAGAGGTTACTCATAACCATTCAGAAGGAATAAAAGGTGCTAAAGCAATTGCGAGTGCTATTTTTTTAGCAAGGACTGGAAAAACCAAAGAAGAAATAAAAGATTATATTACAAATACTTTTGAATATAATCTAAACAGAACACTGAATGAGATAAGGCCAGATTATGTTTTTCACGTTTCTTGTCAAAAATCTGTTCCAGAATCTATAATCGCTTTTTTAGAATCTGAAAATTTTGAAGATTGTATAAGAAAGGCTATTTCTATTGGCGGAGATAGTGATACAATTGCTGTAATGGCTGGCTCTATTGCGGAAGCATATTATAAAGACGTACCCCAGAAGTTGTCCTCCAAGGTTTTTGAAATAATCACTAAGGATACAGAATTCTATCCAATCTTAATGCAGTTCTACGATACTATTGAAAAGATATAAATAAAAAAGCCCCGAAATTCAGGGCTTTCTTTTTTTATAAAGTTTTCGCCAAGAAAGCCTATTCGTCACGAAGTGCGGATGGGATAAAAAAGATTCGGGCTTAGGAACAAGCCCATCGTTGCACAAAGTGAACCATTAGGTTGTGTTTGCAGCGTAGAAGTCCATTCATCGCCTTTGGCGTGAATGGGAGCGTTCACAGAGTTATCTTTTGCATTTTGTCATCAATTTCAAATTTGATGTTCTGGCCATCAAGTTTAAGAGTCATTTCTTTTTCATCCCTGCTCTTAAATTCTTTGAACCATGATTTCCCAACAATACATAAGAATTTGCTTTTAGAAATTTCATTCATCAGATGTTTTTTTGTCTTTCTGAAAAGTTTTGATTTCTTATCAATCCATGATTCAATGAGTTTTTTATCATTAATATCCTTCATAGATTTCATGAATGTTTCGAATTCTTCAATGGCTGGTTTTAACAGAGCTTCTCTTGCGGTTAAAGTTTCACCTTTCTTGTATTTCTCAAGAACTTTTTGAAAATCTTTTTCTGCAGTCATAAGAGTTAATCCGCCAATTTTAACCTGGAGAGAATTTACAAAAATTTCTTCACCAGTTTTTTCGAGAGTACTTGGGGGATTAAATCCATAAGAAGTAATTCCAAGTTCCTTTAACCAATTTGCAGCATCTTCTCCATACTGTTCAATAAAGTCAAAGTTACCTTTTCCAACAACAGATTTTCTGTAATGATTAAATACGGTGTTATTAGCCTTCAATTTAAGCAATTCATATTCATTTTTAAATAATTGTTCAGCTGACATTGTATCAACCATCAAACGATTAATAACTGGCAGGTTAGAAAAATCTAAAACATAAATTTTTCCGTCTTTGTAAACTTCACCTTTTAAAAGACCATTGTTCTGAAGGTTTTGAAAAGTGTTTTTTGAAAGACTTACGGGAAGTCTGTATGTGTGAACTACGCCGTCTTTAATAAGGGTGTAATTTCTGAATTTTCCAGTTTTAAAGACTTTGGGAAGATTGGAAAATTTATTATCAGGTAATACCACTTGTCCTGGATACCTTACTTGAACTGAAAGGTTGGCTCTTTTTTCATTCCAAACCAGGTCGGTAATAGAATAACCCATGTCTTCGTCTTCGTATTCAAATGTCAATTCTCCTTCTTTTTTAGAAACCTCATTCACCTTGTCTTTTAATTCATTTACCTTTCCTTCCTTTAATAACTTCTCCAAGTCTTCCTTGTCTTTGTCTGTTATGCCTGTTTTTATAACTGCCTTGGCACCAATTCTTTTATATTTGAATGCTTCATGGTTTGGATACCATAAATTTTCTTCATCTTCCATAAGGTCTTCAATCATATTAAGAACACAATATGCATCTTCGGCTGGTTCCAAATCTGGATTATAACCTTCGATAAATCTTACCGCTTTATCCTTTACAGCATGTAAAAATTCAGCTTCAAGTTCATTGATTTTTTGTGTGCCAAATGTATTTGCTTTTTTGATAATAAATCTGGCATCTCCAATAAATTTAAGAACTTCTGATACTTTATTAAAATCGCTGATTCTACTGAAGCTGAATAGTGCAGCATAAAGTGCAGTCATAAACTGGTCTTTTTCTGCATCTGGTTTACTTCTTAAAGATTCATTCAGCATATTTAATTTTATTTCTGAACCTACTGAATTTTTTGAAAAATAATAAAAGCATTTATCATCTTCGTTAACAAAAACTTCATTTTTATCATTTGTGGCAAAATTAATAACTTCGCCATCTTGTGTAATATTAAATACATTACCAAAACTTGCTTCGCCTTCTAATTTAACATATTTTCTTTTAGAAACTTTTTGACTGTTAAATTCTTTTTGAATATATGGTTCATAATCCTGAAAGTGTTCGCTAAAAATATGAACTCCGCCCATTTCACAAGCCATTTTAGCAAGCAACTCTCTATTGCAATACCAACCATATTCAACAACAATAGAACTGGAAAGTTGTTCTTTTACAGCATTAACTGCACCCAGAATTTCTTTTGTAGAATACTGATTGTCATAACCATCAGTTATAAAAAATAAAGAATGAACTGTATTTGGTTTATTTTGTATTACTCTTTCAATAACAGCTTTTACTTCTTCAAATGGGTCTTTAAATGCTGTTAGGCCGACAGTAACCAAATATCTGTCAACCAATTCTTTTACTTTACTTAAGCTTAAATTGCTTTTTATATGATAGTCTTCAAGGATAACACCACATTGTTTTCTCCCAGAAAACCATATAATAGTTAGAGAATCTTCAGGTTTTAAATCTGTTGAAATTTTATTATACAAATCTTTTCTGATTTGTGGAAGCTCACTATACATTGAGCCAGAACAGTCAACAATAAATATGTGATGCGTATTCACTACGACTGTTTTTACTTGAACTGTTTCTTTTTTTATTTTTTGATTAATCAGGAAGAGTTCGTCTTTGATTTTTATAAACTTTACCATATACAAAATTTTTAGTTAAACATGTTTGCTTGGCAAATATAAGAAGATTTTGTGAAAAGTCATAATTTTTGTATATTTATATTAAAACTTTATCAAAATGAAGGAAATAACTTTAAATTTTGGGGTAATAAGAGATTCTATTACAAGACTTTCCACACAAGAAGCGATTAAAGAAAGTACTATCAATTCCCTTAAATTATTTACTGAAATGGTAAAAAAAAGCCCAACCTTATTAAAACAGCACTATGTATTTAAAAATTTTGAAGATAGTAAACCTTTTGCCAAAGAAAGATTGGCTGAAAGATTTATAAGCCAGAATTTAAGTATATTAAAAGGAATAAAGTGGCAAGATGTTATTAATGAAAATAAAAAAATAAGAATCACTTTATTAGAAAACAGTCATGTTGAATCAAATGGGGGGAAGAAAGATAAATTATTTAATAGTATTCACACGTTAATAGAATCTGTTACAAAGCCTAATTTTTCTAACATGGAGGCTGAACAAGAAGCTTATGAATATCTTTTAGAACATTTGACTAAGACTGTTGTTTCTGAAGAAACATCAAAAGAAAAAGTTGATAATCCAGACTTGAAAAATTGGCAATATATCACCAAATTAGCAGTCAATAATTTTAATGAAAGATATTCTCATTTAAACGAGGAAGAAAAAAAGGTTCTTGGGATGTTGATGTCAGATGATAATAAAAAAATAAACCACATTGAAGATTTAAGAAAAGAAAATCTTGAGCTTATTGATGGATTATTAAAGGAGTCTAATCAAGTCGAAAGGGTGAAGATTTTGGAAGGGTTTAAGGAAAAATTAAGCGTCCAACACCCTTATGATTCGTTCAGTGCAGATGATTTTATTATATCATATTCTGAACTCAAAAATAATTTAAAGAACATGTAAAATAACAAAGCCGCTAGTTAGCGGCTTTGTTATTTTGAATTAATGGATAAATTTTAAAAATATCTCCCAATCTTAAAACATAATAAACTTTTTCAGGTTCTGTCCCCACTCTCCTTTGTCTCCTCTTACACACAATTCTTTATACTCCGTAAAAAAATCTTCGGTTTTTTGAATAACCATTGCTAAAACAAATAACCACATCTGTTGGGTGATAATTTTTTCCTTTTATTCTAATGTAGTTAGAAAATCTGCGACTCCAATAAGTATTTATTTCTCTATATTTTTTTTTCTCCCCACTAAGAATCATGTCATATCATTTTGATTTAAGATTCAAATGGAATATCTGTTTTTGATTTTGAGTTTCTTCTGATATAAAAGCTGTTTTCTATTTTCACTAAATCATTTCCTACAAAATTAGAAATTTTTACGCACTCTTCAAATAGTTCAGTATTCTTTTTTACATTTAGTGGGTATTTTTTTTCTGATTTAATGTTTAATGTATGTAGATAAATTTCTAAAGAAATAAAATTGTATTTGTTATTGTAATTAAAATTTTCTGGAATATTATAGATATATATGTTCTCTTTTTCATAAGGAAAAAAAGAATTATTATCCAAAAATTTCACCAATTTATTGGTAAGAATATTTTTTAATTTTCCTTCAAACAAATTTTTTTCTCCATTTTGAGTTTTTGGTTTAATCCAGAAACTAATATTAATATAAATTGTTTGTGGATAATCCCTGTTTTCAACGGTACCTATTTTTACATTAATTTGCTTATTATTCAAAAAATCATTTTTTACAACTATTTCCCTTGCAGTCCTTTTATTCATTTGTTTCTATTTTTCCAAAATATAGTAAAAAAAAATGCGATTATCAAATTTTTTAATATTTATATAAAAACCACTAAAAAAAAATTAAAGTCATGAATGAAAACCTTAAGAAATTCATACAAGAAGAAGTTCAAAAACTTTACAAAATAACTTTACTGGAAGAAGCAAAAAAGCAGATTGAAAAAGATTTAAAATTGTTGGAAGAAGGTAAAATGCCTAGCAGCTTATCAGAAAAAAAGTGGATGCAAAAAGCTTTTGAAAAAAAGAAAGGTTCTTTACATCAAACATTAGATGTTCCTAAAGATGAAAAAATAAGTGATACAAAAATATCTGCTGGATATGGGAAAAGCAAAGATACAGATGCTAAAATACGTGTTGTTGTAAATGCAAATCCAGAAGAATATCCCCAAACAAAAGCAAAAATAAAAGCTCAATCGGAAAAAAAAGATAAAAAATAATTGCTTTAAATAAATTATATGGCACAAAATCAATATTATATTATTAGAGAGTTTTATAGGTTCAGACCAGATGTTAAACTTATTAAGGAAGCAGTAGAAAGAAATGAACCTATTGTATTAAGTGGTATTCTTCAAAAAGCAAATACTCTTAATAGAAATGGCAGGGTTTATCCATATGATATTCTCAGAAGAGAGGCAACTAAATATATGGAAGCTGTTGAAGAAGGTCGTGCTCTTGGAGAATTAGACCATCCAGATAGTGCCGTTGTTAGTTTAAGACAATCTTCACATAAAGTAATTGACATGTGGTGGCAGGGTGAAGAATTATATGGAAAAGTTGAACTTTTGGACCCAGATTGCGATGACGCAAGAAGACTTAGGGGATTATTAAAAAGTAATGTCATGCTTGGAATTTCTTCCAGGGGCGTTGGTTCTGTAAAAACTGTAAAAGGTGAAGATATTGTACAAAGCGATTTTGAATTAATTGCTTTCGACTTTGTTTCATCCCCATCCACTCCTGGAGCATACTTATTTAAAGAAGAAAAAAGTTGGGGACTTACTCCAATTACTGAACAACAATACAGAAAAATTAAATGGATATGTGAAAATGGAGTTTGCAAAATGGCAGACATGGTTAATGAGTCAAGTATTATTACTCCAGAAAAACCACAGATAATTACAACTAAAAATTGTATGTGCGAGGGATATAAAAAACTTTCTGAATTATCAAATAACGAATTTTGGAAAAAAATATAATCAAAAATTAATTTTTACATTTTTTTTCATATTTATGAAAAAGTCTAAAAGAATAAACCTATGGACAATATAAAAAAGACATCATTAGAGGAAGCTAAAGCAAATTTTGAACAAATTAAAAAATTTGCAACAGAAGCTGCTAAGAAGGAATTCGAAAGCGAAGTTAACGATAAAATTGACAAGATTTTAAAGGAATCTTTATCGGTTGAAGTTGATGATGAAGGCAACACTACTGTGACAAAAGATGAAAAAGTTGTTGAATTAACCAATGATGGTGAAGTTGAAGTTGAAGATATTACAACTCATGATGCAGAAGGTGACGAAACACATTTCGACAATAATGATGAAGAAGAAATTGAAATTGAAAAAAATATAGATGAAATGATAACATTAGAACAAACCTCTGTTTCAGAAGCAGCTCCAGTAGCAGCTCCAGAAGCACCATCAACAGACGTTCCTGCAGTACCAGAAGCCACAGCTGAAATACCAGCAGAGGCACCAACAGATGAAACAGCTCCTCCTGTTGATAGTGATGTTTTAGAACTTGCACAACTTATTGATAAAATAATTGATAAAAAAGTAAGTGGTGAAGAAATTGGAACAGAACAAGGAGTAGACGTAGATTATATTGATGATGAAACAGCAGCAGCTCCAACAGATACTGCAGTAACTCCAGCACCTGCTCCAGCACCTGCACCAGCAGCACCAGTTCAGGAAGATGAACTTTTAGAATTCTCTTTGGATGAAATAAATGAATGTGGAATGGGAAAAGGAACAGACGAAGCTATGTTTGAGTTTGAAATTCCAGAAAAATCAAAAGACTATATAGAAATTGAAGATGACCCAGAAGCTATGTTACAGGCATTGGGAGACATCTCAAGAGAAAAGAAAGATTGGAAAAAAGACCTTCCAACATTTGATATTCCTTCAGCAAAAGAAACTGAAGTTGAAGAAGAACTTGATGAAATGAAAGGCCAAGGAAAAATATTAAGAAATGCCAGCAATCGTTTGGGATTAGAGCCAAGAGAAGGCACTCCAAACTTGAAGGAATCTATAAATAAACAAAAAGCTCAATATGAGTCTAAAGTAGACGAGCTATTAAAGGAAAACAAACGTTTAACAGAATCTAATAAAGAACTTGGTGAAGTTATTAAAAATTACCAAGAATCCTTTAAAGATTTAAGAAAACAATTCGATGAAATGCAGACTTTCAATGCAAAATTAGCTTATGCAAATAAGATTTTTGCTAGTGGTGGATTATCTACTACTGACAAAACTAGAATTGCAGAAGAATTTGACAAAACTCAGACTGTAGATGAAGCAAAGAAACTTTACAACAAAATTTTAGAAGAAAATAAAATTTCTGTAAATAAAGGCAATGTTTCAAAAATTAAAACACCCGCTACTAACACAGTGAAAGCTAAAGAAGTAGTGTATGAAAGTTCTGAAATGAAACGCAGAAAAGTTCTTGCAGGAATCGAAAAAAATGAAGACTATATATAATTTTAAAAATTTCTAACTATTTATAGTTTTCAAACAAACAATAAAAAAATAAAAAATTAACTATGAGTGAATTATTAAACAGCGGAAAAGTAGGTCTTACAGTATTTAAAGACCTTGCCGAACAAAGAAAAGCAATCGTTAGAAACTGGAGTGAATCTGGTCTTCTTGAAAACCTTCAGGGTATGAAGAAAACTAACATTGCACAGCTTTTGGAAAACCAAGCACACCACATGTTGAATGAGGTTACTTTGGATGCTTCAGCTGGTAGATTCGATACAGTAGCTTTCCCAATTGTACGTAGGGTTTTCTCTCGTCTTTTAGCTAACGAAATCGTTTCAGTACAGCCTTTAGCACTTCCTTCAGGACTTTTATTCTATATGGATGCTAGAGTATCTTACAGAGCTGACGGTACATCAACTCCAAACAGCGACAACACACAACAGTGGGGAAAAACTCACGAACAACAATTCATTGGGCAGAACACTCAGAAAGTTGCTCCTTCAAACACTGCAAATGGACAACAAGGACCTAACTTTGCTGACACAACTGCTTATGAAAGATTTTACAACAACCGTGGTTTCGACTTATCATTTGGTACTGGCGAAACTATTGCAGGTGTTACAGTTAGTACAGTGCTTGGAAGCAGCTTTGCTAATGGTCTTGCTGCAGCTACAGTTAGTTTATCTGACGGAACTAATGTTAACTTTGATGTTCACAAACAACAGTCAAGTGCAACAGTAAGGTTCTCAGCTCACACTGCTATTTATTACAGTGCAGGTTCACAGAACATTCTTATTGTACCACAAAATGGAAGCATTCCTTATTTTTCACAAATGCAAAATTGGACTGAAGACATGTTTGCTAACAGCCAAGCAAAAGTTATTTTTGATTTAAGACCAGCTTCTGTTATTGGTACTGATTTCAACTATTTAATGTTGAATGACGGCGCAGGAACATTCTACGGTTCAAACCCAATTGAATTTAACGTAGCATTTGAAATCTACAATAACCTTGAAGGTCAGTCAGAAATGGCTGAAATCACATTGAGATTCTCATCTGTAACTGTTAACACAATTACAAGAAAATTACGTGCACACTGGACTCCAGAATTAGCACAAGACCTCGAAGCTTACCATTCAATTGATGCTGAAGCTGAATTAACAGCTCTTTTGTCAGAGCACGTTGCTGCTGAAATTGACAGAGAAATCATCATTGACATTGCTAACCAGGCTCCTTTCAGAGCTCGTTGGGATTACCAAGGTTTAGCTAACAACGCTAACTTCTTTGGAACTCAAAAAGACTGGAACCAAACACTTATTACAAGAATTAACGAGCTTTCAGCTCAAATCCACAAAGCAACTCTTCGTGGTGGTGCAAACTGGGTAGTTTGTTCAGCTGAAGCAGGAGCAATTTTTGACGACCTCGAATATTTCCACGTTGATACTTCAGCTTCACCAGAAAGTGAAAAGTACAACCTTGGCGTTGAAAAAATCGGTAACTTAGGTTCACGTTACATTGTATACAAAGACCCTTATTTACCAGCTCAGTTAATCATCTTAGGACATAAAGGTAACACCTTCCTCGAAGCAGGTTACATCTATGCACCTTACATTCCATTGCAGTTGACTCAAACAATCACTGACCCTAACGACTTCACACCTCGTAAAGGTATCATGACTCGTTACGCAAAGAAAATGGTTAACAACCGTTTCTATGCAGTTATCTACATTGACAACATCAACCAGTACTAATCCTACTCGGAACGATAAAACGGGGGCTGAATTTCAGCCCCTTTTTTATTTTATTTTTTTGTAAATCTTTTAGATTTTATAACTATTTATAAAAAAACTTAGACTATGGCATTTTTTAATTCAAATTATTCAGCAAAACATCTTCCTGTTGGTTCTTATGCAATAGGAGACCTGGGAAATGGTATAACAGCATCTACAGTTCATCAAATTTTTTGTTTAGCTGATGGTGATATAACAATAACACCTTTGGGTGGCGGTGATTCTTTTACTTGGTCTGCAACAGCTGGTCAATCAATGAATATTTTAGTAGGAGCATGTAATGTGGCTTCTGGAGAATTTGTTGGTTTTAAACCACAATATGCCCCAAGTAATCAACCACCATATTACAGATAATATTAACTTTTAACAGATACAATTATGTCATTTTGTACAGAGAGATGCCTTTCTGGAATGTCTCAAGAAGACAAGACAGCTCTCCTTAATAGGATAAGGAGAAAAATAGGTGCGCCTGTAATGCGGGTCGAGTTATTAGATGAACAGATAGAGGAATGTATCTGTGAATCCATAGAAGAATATTCTACCTACATAAACAATTGGGTTCTTACAAATAGACTAGGAGAAATGTTGGGACTTCCATCTGACATGGATTTTACATTAAAATATGTTTCAAATAGTTTATATTTTGAACAAAGTTTTGGAAAAGCTATAGCAGAACAGGCTGGGCTTGGAGCAAATGGAACAAGAGAATTAAAAACAGAAGGTATATCTTTAACGGCTGGAACGCAAAATTATATAATTCCAGCTAATCGTGAAGTCAATGATGTTTTATGGTTTACTCCTTCATTTATCAACCTTTTCGGGTTGGACCCGTTTGCAAATACTAATATCGCTTTTTCTGAGTTTGGAGCTTCATTTGCTGGACACACGCTTTATCATGTAATGCCAGTTTTTGACACCATTATGACTGCTCAAGCTGCTGAATTAAGAAATAGAGTAAGGGGTTCAGAATATTCATATCTCTTAAGACCTGGGGCAAACGGGACAAAAGTTTTAACGCTTTATCCAATCCCAAGACCAAATGAAGGATATGCTGGCGTAAATGCTGGCGGAATTGGTGGTGGGGCTGGTACTCCAGGAACTGTGTTTTATTGTTATTATGATAGAGCTGGAAACTATGGAAATACCGACTTTTCTGCAAATACAGCAAATCCAGGATGGACGGGGTATACGCAAGAACAAATTGCACAAGGAAAACAAGGAAATGGCTTAATTTCTTCCCCAGCTGACGCAAAACTTAATTATATTTCCTACATGCAGCTTAATTCTGTGGCACAAACATGGGTAAAAAAATATGCCCAGGCACTTGCAAAAGAGTTATTGGGCATTGGAATTAGAGGAAAATTTAATGGACAACTGCCTATTCCAGATGCTGAATTAACGTTAAATAAAGATGACCTTATTTCAACTGCCAGAGAGGATAAAAAAGATTTAAAAGAAGAACTTAAATTACAGTTGGAAGAATTAAGTTACGATAAAATTATGGAAAAAAGAGCTTTAATTCAAGAAAACGTTAACAAGGCATTGAGTTACGGGCCTATGGGTCTATATTTATGGTAAAAGTTTATGTCTGATATAAGAGAAATAGGAAAACAACAAGAAGATGTTAATAAACTCCTTAATGACGTTAAGGGGATAAAAACATTTTTTTCTGACAAAGAAGCTAATTTTTTTACAAACGCTGGTAGAGAAGTGAGTGAAGGAATTTTGCAAACAAGTTTCCTTTTATTCAAAATTGACTATGCCAAGACGAAAGTTCATCCCCTCTATGGCGAAGCCAAAGTAAAACACTACTTTCCTCCTACTGAGATATTTGGAAGAATTAACGTAGAAGTTATTGACCCTAGTTATCATGCAAAAGGTGGACTCGTTAAAAAAGGTTTCGGAAACCTAACTGCCCACATATACATAGAGCAACTTAGGGAATTGGGGTTAATAGAAAAAGAAAACGGTAATATTATCATAACAAAAATCAAGATGGGGGATTATATCAATTATAAGGGGCAATATTATGAAATTACTGATGATGGATATTCCCAAATTTCAAATAAACATTCATGGGCTGGGGATAGAAGATTCTATATCACAATAAAGGGTAAAGAGGTTGACGAAGACGTTATGAAAGGTAGGTAACTTTTATTTGTTAAATCCCCTTATTAATTACAAATTTCTTTTATTATAAGAGTTACTTAATACACTTTTTTTTAGGGATAGCTTTTTCGTTCATGAGCTAAGTTCCCCCTATACCCAAAAAAAATTTTTTGAGTTTGAGAACTTAGCTGTTCGGTTAGTTAAACACTTTTTTTTGAGGTGTCGCCCCCCGCCTTTCGCTCCCTAACTCATCATATCACTGGTTAGGTCTGGAATACACTCGGATGATATATCCGCCTGTCGTTGGTTATTCCTTTTATTCTCAACTTGCTCAATGACTTCCCTTTAGAGCTTTACATTATACCCAGGTGTTGCATTTCTGTCCGTCTGATATAATGATTAAAATTTATGGCAAATCTATGAAAAAAAAACTGACAATGCAAATATTTTTTACTATTTATAGAAAAAATAATGAGTACACCTTTAAGGAGCATAGGTAAGAATTTAGATAAACAGTTTGAAAATCACAATTTTCTACCACAAAAGATGGGAATTGAGGATTTGAGTATGGGATTTAAGCAGTTTATTGAAAGTCAAAATTTTCATGTTATCATGGAAAATGGACAATCCAGGAGAGTTCCAATTATTTATCTTACGCAAGAATTGTGGGCTGAAAGGAAAATGAATTGGAAAGAAATGAGGGCTGAAAGTGGCGAAGAAATTGGAAGGCCTTTCATTGCATTGATTAGAACAGCGGTAAAAAGCGGTAGCGCACCGAATAAATATACAGTTCCTAATAAAAAAAAGTTCACATTTGTTAAAGTTCCTTCATTTGATGGCACTTTGAAAGGATATGATTTATATAAAATTCCACAACCAGCATATGTTGATATTGAATTTGATGTGAAGTTTGTTGGCCACTATATGGAAGATGTTGATGATTTTTATGAAATGATGTTGAACAGGGCATTTTGTAATGGTCAGGGGTACATAAAAGTTAATGGTTATGATATTGCTGCAAAGATGGGGGAATTAGTTGATGAATCTGCAGTGGAAGATATTACAACTGAGAGAATTTATCAAATTTCTGTACCAATAATTGTACTTGGAAAAATAGTTGACCCTACTGATTTCGAGAAAGTCAATACAATAAAGAAAATTTCAATTAAAATTTCTGAACTTTAAACAATTTACTCTTTTTTTATCTATTTATAAAAAATAAAATTCGTAAAATAATTAAAATATGGCAACAATATTCGTATCACCAGGAGTCTACACTAAAGAACAAGATTTTTCTGTATTCGCATCAAGAATTGGAATTACAAGGCTTGGTTTGGTTGGAAAAACTGAAAAGGGACCAGCATTTGAAGCAATTAAAGTAACAAGCACAGATGAATTTCTGTTGAGATTTGGTAATACAAGACCAAACCTTCCTTTAACTTACGTTGCAAATTCATTTTTAGCGCAAGCTAATGATTTAACTATTTCAAGAGTTTTGGGAGCAGGCGGTTTTACCAACTCTCCAGCATGGATAATTCCAGCAGTTAAAACAGCTTCTTATACTGGAGAAACAACTGTAAGTGGAGCAACATTTACAGCGCCAACTCCTGATTATGTCGGACTTACTTATAATATTACATTTGAAGAAAATTTAGTGATGAATGATGGGGCAGTTTCGGCAGAAACAGCCGTTGGGACTTCTATTTTGGTTAACTATAATGGTTGTACAATGGCTGAAATTGTTACTGGTCTTGGATTAGATGCAAATTGGACTGCGTTTGGAGTTGTAGCAGCTGGTGGAGATGCAGTAAACGATATAGTTAACGGACTTGTAACTATTGCCCCAAATATTGCTTCATACACTGGTATGACAATGGCAATATTAAGAAGTAAACAAAGTAGCGCTGGAGTTAAATATTTCGATGAAGAAACAGATGCTCAAATTGGAACAACTGGAATGGTAAATCCATTAAGTGACTTTGTTATCAGTGGTTCAACAGGTCCTTTAACAGCTTACACAAATGGTCTTGTGGTTTCTCTCGATGAAACTAAAGACAATTACATAGTAAAAGTTTTTGGAAAAAATCCAAAAGTTATTACTGGAGCAATTAATCTTTATGTTGAAGAAATTTATCCACATTACATAAGAGAAGCTGTTGCAAGAGGTGCATTAGCAGGCGCTTTAGGAAGTTCACTTATTTACAAAACTGACGAAGTATATACTGATTATGGTGATGATTACACTCATTCAATAACTCCTTGGATTGTTTCAAGAGTAGTTGGTGGTGAAGTTCATAAATTGTTCAGATTCCACACTATTTCTGATGGGGATGCTTCTGCAAGAGAAATAAAAATTTCTATTGCTAATCTTGATGTAAACAATTATACATTTGATGTAATTGTAAGAAGATTTGAAGACACTGATGCTACTGCTTCTCAGACAGCTTTAGAAAAATATTCAAATGTAACTTTGGATGATACTCAATCTAATTTCATTGGAAAATATATTGGAACATGGGATGAAGAATATCCAAGTAAATCAATGTTTATTACAGTTGAATTAGCAAATAGATACCCAGAAAATTCTGTTCCTGCAGGTTTTGAAGGATATGAATTAAGGGGTGCTGATGGAACCGAGGCTGGTGGAGCTGATATCTATTACAAAACTACTTATTTTTCTGGTGACTCAATTTTTAAAACATATCTTGGAATTTCTGAGTTGGGTTATACAAGTTTAACTTCAAGTATAATTTCAGTTAAAAATTCTGTAAAATCTGTAGAATCTGACCTTTTTGTTTATCACGGCGGATATACTACAAGTGCAATTACAACCACAAAAGGTTTCCATATGGAAAATATTGCAGATTCAACAAAGTTTGTTTCTGGGGATAAAAATTCATTAACCGCTTATACAAAAGATGCAAATACTGGTATTATAGATAAAGCTAAACTTAAATTTACACTTGTACCTGTTGGTGGATTCGATGGATTTAACAAGTATAAAACATATGAAAATACTTATGAAGAATTTTTAGAAGCTGAAACAAACAACTATGAAATGTTTAAAGAAGCTTGTGATGTTTTTGCTAATCCAGAATCGGTAGATATTAATTTACTTGCAACTCCTGGCGTTGATTATCAAAACAACACTGGAATTATAAAATATGCTTTAAACATGATTGAAGATAGAGCTGACACTCTTTACGTAATTGATGCTCCAAGGCTTGCAATTGTTGATGGAGATGGAAGTATACAAAGAGGAACCCCAGAAGAAGCAGTAAATGCACTTGAATCTACTGGAATTGATTCAAACTACTCAGCTACTTACTGGCCATGGATTCAGATTGAAGATACAATCTCTGGAAAATATACTTATCAGGCTCCAACATTATTGGCTGTTAAAACTTTAGCTTTAACTGATAACGTTGCAGCACCTTGGTTTGCTCCTGCTGGTTTGAACAGAGCTACTGCTGGAACAAGCATTAAGAGAACTGACCTTAAGCTTACAAAAGGACAAAGAGACGTTCTTTATGGTGGAAGAATCAATCCTATCGCAAGTTTCGTACAACAGGGTGTTGTAATTTGGGGACAAAAAACTCTTCAAGTTAGACAATCTGCTCTTGACAGAATTAATATCAGAAGATTATTATTGCAAGTTAGAAGATTAATTTCTGCTGCAGCATTAACATTGTTGTTCGAACAGAATGACCAAACTTTAAGAGACCAGTTCTTAGCAAAAGTTGAACCTATCTTGTTACAAATCCAAAACCAAAGAGGTTTGACAGCATTTAGAGTTGTTATGGATGATAGCAATAATACTGCTGAAACAATTGATAGAAATATGTTAATTGGTAAGATTCAACTTAAGCCAACAAGAACCGCTGAATACATAGACCTTACGTTCCAAGTTTTGCCAACGGGGGCTAACTTCGAGGATTTTTAATAAACAACTGAAAATCAAGCATTTATAGGGGAGAAAATAAAATTTCTCCCCCTTTTTTTTTATTTTATATTTGATAATTTTAAAAAAATTTTTTATATTTATATAAAACAAGCACCTATAAGTTAAAAATGAAAATTATTAAAACAAATCGGCGTTTAAATCAATATCTTTATAGAAGTTTTCTATTGACTCTGGTGAAAGATTTTCTACACTTTGTAAATAAAAGTCGCTAAATATATTATCAAAGCCAGCTTTTACAATTTCTTTTTTTCTGTTTAAAATAATTTCTTCGATTTCTTTTTCGGAAATTGTAACTGGAATTTTAATTTTTTCTTTTTCTAAACAATCAAATCTTATAAAGGATGGTTTTAATCTGTCGGGACTTAAATTGATTGTAAAAATTTGTTTCCCGCTGTTTTTAGTATAAGCAATAACTTCACTTGATTTTTTGTCACGATTAATAATTACGTTATCGCTAAATAAGTGTCTTAAATCAAATTTAAACACCTCTTCTTTCTTCTCGGTATAATTCTTTAGAACGTAAGGTTTTGTTGAATAGGGGGCTCCGTATAGCGTATTATGATGAAGTAAATTAATTTTCCTATCTTCAAGTGTCTTAAACATTAAAAAATTAGCAATTCCTTCTCTGATAATTTTTCTTATTTGACCCCTTATATTGTTAGAATTATTCATATAATTTTTTTATAAATAGGAGAATTTAAATAATTTTATCCCTATTTATAATGAACAGATACAAATAATTTACGAGGATAATTTTTAAGAAATGGGACAATACATTAAGCCGATAAATACTGATTATTTGAAATTGAGCGGGGGAACTGTTTCTGGAGATACGTACTTTTCTCAAAATTTATCAGCATCTACAATATTTTCTGCTAGCACTAACTTGTATGATATTTTTCAAACACAAGGCTCTGATGTGTGGTTTTCTGGTTCTGCTGGTAATTTTTCAATTAGAGCTAATAATGATAGTGGAACAGATGCAGTTGGCGATTATGCTGTGGCAGAAGGACAACAAACAATCGCTATAGGAATAGCATCTCATACAGAAGGGACCCTTACCATAGCAAGTGGAGACAATTCTCACTCAGAAGGTGATGCTACAACTGCTTCTGGACCATCTTCGCATGCTGAAGGATATAATACAAAATCTATTGGAATAGATTCTCACGCAGAAGGTTATTATTCAACAACCTTTGGTGGTTATTCTCATGCAGAAGGATATGCAACAACAGCTAGCGGTGCTAATTCTCATACCGAAGGAAAAAGTGTTTTGGCAACTGGAAGTGCAAGTCACGCAGAAGGTCAACGCACAACTGCTTATGGAGACGAATCTCATGCAGAAGGTTATTTTACAACGGCAATTGGATTTCATGGGGCACACGCAGAAGGTGATTCTACAACAGCAACAGGTCAATCTGCACATGCTGAAGGATATATGTCAAAAGCGCTTGGATTGGATGCACATGCTGAAGGTTTTACTACAACAGCATCTGGAAATTATTCACATGCAGAAGGACAGACATCTAAAGCTACTGGATTGACCTCTCATGCCGAAGGTTATTTAACAATGGCAAATGGAGACTATTCTCATGCAGAAGGAAATCAAACCAAAACACATAAAAGTTATGCTCATGCAGAAGGATATTTAACCGTTGCAAGTGGAATATCTTCGCACGCAGAAGGTGATACAAGTACTGCCAATTTTGATTCTTCTCATGCAGAAGGAAACGGAACAAAGTCTCTTGATAGATATGCACACTCTGAAGGAAATTCAACTACTGCCTATGGAGAATCTTCGCACGTAGAAGGCGAAAGTTCATTAGCAAGTGGGGTTTCTTCTCATGCAGAAGGATTCCAAACAAAAGCCTACAGTAAATATTCTCACACTGAAGGTAATAATACGACTGCTATAAACGGCAATGGGGCACATGCTGAAGGATATGGCACCAAAGCTTATGGTGAATACTCTCATGCAGAAGGACATTCAACATCAAATTATGGTTCCTATTCTCATTCAGAAGGATATTTAACATATGCAAGTGGTCAGGCTTCACATGCAGAAGGTAGAGCTACAACGGCCATTGGGACTTTGGGTGCGCACGCAGAAGGTCGTTATACAATTGCAAATGGAGATTATGGAGCACATGCAGAAGGACATTATACAACGGCCATTGGCCTCAATGGAGCACACTCTGAAGGTTTTCAAACATTAGCAAGTGGAGACTCTTCTCATGCAGAAGGTAATGGTGGACAAGCAAACGGAATTTCATCACACGTTGAAGGTTCTAATACAAGAGCGTATGGTACAGGTTCTCATGCCGAAGGTATTGTTTCATATGCATATGGGATAGCTGCACATGCCGAGGGCGATTTCACAACTGCAAATGGAGATTTTGGGTCTCATGCAGAAGGTAGAAATACAATTGCAAATGGTGAAGATTCACATGCTGAAGGGTATTATACTACTACTTTTGCTAATCATTCGCATGTCGGTGGTTATAATAATATGCTAACCCAAGCAGCAATTGGGTCAACAATTACAGCAGCGCAAAATATTATAGGTTCGAGTCCTTGGACTTTTTATACAAATAATATTCAGGCGAATACTATTTTTGGAAATACATATATTTCTGGAAGTACAAATCTTTATGATATTTTTCAAACTATAGGTTCTGATTTAAATAAAACTTATGTTCAGAATGGATTAAACACTTATACTGGCGGAACTGAAGATTATCCAACTGTAAATGTTTCAGCAGCTACATTAGATAATTTGACTGTAAGTGGAAATACAATTCTTGGAATAACATCAACAGATACATTAACAGTTCACGGAAATTTATTTGTAGAAGGTACTTCATTCACTTCTCATACTGAAAATGTATTTATTTCAGCAAATACAATTACGCTTAATTATGGAGAAGTAAATTCTGGAATTACAAAAGAATTTGCTGGAATTTGGATTGACAGAGGAATTGCTGAACAATATGCTTTTGAATTTGTAGAAGCAAGTCAAACATTTAGAGTTGGAACAACTGGAGACACACAAGCTGTGGCTACCAGAGAAGATAATCCAATTTCAAATGGATTTGCTTATTGGAATGCTTCTGAATATAGATTTGATACAACAACTTCAATAACTGGTTCTACTTTTATCTCTGGTTCTACTGATTTGTCTAACTTGTTTGTAGCACAAGCAAATGAAGATATAACTAGAGTTCAGCCAGGAAGTAACATTACAACTGGAGGGACTCCAAATAACCCAATTGTAAACTTAATTAGTTCGCCTTCGATAAATGACTTGACGGCAAGTGGTGTTACATCTTTACAAGCTGTTTCTGCAACCACAATTTATTCTGCGTCTACGAATTTATATAGTATCTTTATTGCCGAATACGATACGATAGATGCTGGTCTTTTTTAAGCCGAGGAACTTTCTAATTTTTTAGATATTTATATAAAAATTATGAAAAAAGGTGTAATATATAGGTAAATATTAAAATGGGTCAAGGTCTTTAATAATTTCAATTTTTATTCCACCTTGGGTTGGAATTGATAATTTTTGGCCAGTATTGTATCTAAGTTCGAATTCTCCCCAAAATATACCTTCTGTGTCAGTATCTCCTTCTTGCCACAAATATTGGATTGTTCCGCCTGAAGAGCATGCTATTTGAGCTGGTTGGACATAAATTTTAGAATTTGAACACTCATCAACCATAGTAAATGTAATTCCAGTAACACCAGTAAGATTATATCCTATTTTTTGACCAAGATTTCCCCTGGTTCCGATACTTACCTGCAAAGTAGGAAGCGTATCGTTCCTTTTTATTCTGAATATGGGTGAATTATTGTTCATTTTATAAAATTATAACTTCTATAATTTGATTTTCGACTTCTGTATAAATTTCTCCACCAGTACCAAAACTTGTTGGATTTAATTTAAACGATGTCACTAAATTTTTTAAAGGTGCTATGTTTATATATTGAGCTGTCCACTTTAAATCATATGTTTTATCATATGAATAAAGAATAGGGTTCAAATCTGCATAGTAAACGCCTTCAGATTCTCTTGTGATTGGCGGATTGGCTTCAATAAGATTTAAAGTATCTTTTTCATACACGTTGGTACTTATTGATGTTGGGTCAATTAGACTATACAAATTTCCAGACTTTCTGGAATTTATCCTATAAAATCTTTTATACAGTCTAATTACGGCCATAATGATAAATAATTAAACCTGGATGCGAACATCCAGATTTGATTTATAAAAATAAAGAATTAAGCATTCAACAGACATCTGTCTGGTTGGATGGTAATTTTCACTTTTGCAATTTCTTCAGCACTGTAATCGTAGTCATCAAAAGAAGCACTTGTAATCAGGCATCCAATCAAAGTCCATTTTTCAACTTCAACTCCAGTTGGGTCTAAAGCTTTAAGAACAAGATTCTTCTTGTATCCAATAGCATAACCCATTCTGCCAGTTGCACTTTCGGCGTGTAACCTTATCCATTCCATAATTTTTTGGGTGGTTGAAGGTCCAATTACGTCAATAAATTCAACGTCTAAAGTTCCCCATTTGTAACGACCAGACACCCAGGTGCTAGTGTTCATATAAGGAATTTCAGTTGCAGCAATTTCTAATGATGGTTTTCCTGAAGTCTGTACTAAATAGGATTCAATTCCCAATTCTGTTGGGAATTCAAGAACAAACCTGTTTTTTCTTTTTGGTTCCTGTTCTATTGGAACTGGTCTAAACATATCTGCCATAGCAAAATTAATTTAATTGTTTTTTTTATAAATATTGAAAAAAAATTTTTTCAACTTTATTTTGAAAAAACATACATTTCTTTGAAATAAACTTAATTCCCCCTATTTATTGTAAGAGCTATATAGCTTGTTTTTTATTAAAGAAATTATATAATTTCGTCATTATGTCAACAAAAAATACAAGGTTTTTACCTAAAAGAACTGCTGTACCTGGAAGAATTCCAACTGGAACAACTGGAGAAGAAAGTAGTTTTATAAAACAAGGAGAATTAGCTGTTAATACAGTTGATAAAAAAATATTTTCTTTTGACGGTTTAAACATTTTTGAATTTGGTGCAAATTCTTATCTTAATTTAAGCGGGGGAACAATTGATGGTAATTTCAC